ATAGCCCAGGACACAGGACACACCTGTGTACTTAAATAGAGGCCTCCCTCCCCCAAAAATCCCTCAACCCCCATCATGCCCCGCTCAGCTTACGACACCACCGGATCCCCGAAACCTAAAAATGGCCTATCGCAGAAGTCGGCCCCGCACGACGCGCAAGCGAACCACCCGAAAAGGGTATGGTGGAGCGAGAAGGCGCCGCCCAGCCTCAACCATTCGGAGACGCCGGTCAACGAAACCCATGTCACGCAAGCGAATGCTGGACGTGACGTCCAACAAGAAACGGGACACAATGATGTCCCTGAGTAATGTGACCGTCGAGGACCCCAGTGGTGGCACCACCTACAACTACACCGGTGCTATTCTTACCGGTGACGAGACTTATTGTTTTCCCTGGGTCGCTACTGGTCGCAACCAGTTTGCCCCGAAGTGGGCCCAAGCTACCCGGTCGGCCTCAGCATGTTACATGCGCGGCCTTAAGGAGTCGATCCAGATCCAGACCAATAATGGCAGACCCTGGCAATGGAGGCGCATCTGCGTGACTCTCAAAAACACTTCGCTGTACCAAACAAACTACCCCGATCTGCGTTACTTCGACAATGGTCAGAGCGGTAGTCACCGCGTCGTCAACAATATCATTGGCCTATCCCCTGAAAATCTCCTGATGGATTACATCTTCCGCGGCAGCCGAGAGGTTGATTGGCAAGATGTCATGAATGCCTCAGTCGACACGGCACGTGTGACCCTGCATTACGACCAAACAAGGCGCATAGCATCAGGCAACCAGTATGGTATGATGCGCAACTACAAAATGTGGCACGGGATGAACAAGACCCTGTACTATGACGACTCGGAAGACGGAGGAATTATGGTCCCATCGGCGTTCTCCGTAGGAGATAAGCGCGGCATGGGTGACTACTTGGTGTTAGACTTTATCAGGGCTGGTTCAGGAGCTGAAGAGACTGATCAGATGATCTGGCACCCTAATGCGACGTTGTATTGGCATGAGAAATAGACTCGATAAGCGAGGAAGTAACTTCAATGAACTCCACATTCCCCTCCATCCATTCAAAGTCCGGACGCGCGTTAAGCGGGTACGCATCATTGCGGGGATCCGTATTGCAAACCCAAATTGAGGGTTTACCCCACCTCATGTAAAATGGCTCTCGGTAAAGTTGCTTGATGGATACATGAGGCTGAGCACCGAGCCACTCCTTGTACCCATGGAAAAATGCGAGTCCACCTCGGATGTCGTCGAACACGGCATATCTTGCGTCAATCCCTTTGGCACACTCGGTGCCGGAGACCAGTCCAACGCAGTATATGTGACTCCCAAGCGACCTTGCCCAAGTCGTCTTTCCCGTACGGGTGCCCCCGTATAGGACCAAAGATTTAACCCTAGACCCTAACAAATTAGCATGAGTCACTCTCCCCAACCACTGTGTAACGGTAAAGGAGGGCGAGGTGGGGCAGGCGGCTTGCCGCCGAAGCGCCCCCACCGCTTAAGCCCGACGTTAGGAGCAAAGACCCACATACCTAAGAATGGTTCGTCCAGTCGGATACCAGACTGCGATACCCACTGATCTCTTCCGTCACCATCTCCTGAAACAAACTTAATTCGTCCATCGTGCTCATACTCGGGAGGGACCTCGGCAAATCTCCAGTCAGCATACTTGCTGAGTGCGTTGAAATTGCATGCAGCAGCTTTGGGATCCAGTTCATGGCAAAGTTCCCAAAATTCGTCTCGAGTCTCCGCACTCGTAATTCGAGCCCACTTAGCAGAAGTCGGCCCATCTCCCATTGAGCGCGGCTCCGGCCTTGCCAACCCTCCGCAGACAACATCTCCATCCTTGATTGCGTAGTCGTAACCCTTCTCTGGTGTTCCCGCAGAAGGTTCAATGTTCGCGTGCCGACCGTCCACATCGAGTATGTCAGTCTTTCGGCTTCGAAACTTCCGTCCGAAATCTGCGAACACGTGCAAATGAAGTCCTCCATCCTCGTGTAGCTCTCTTGCGATGATGCACTCAGCTCCCAGAGATGAAAAGCGTTCCATAACTCGCCAGGGGTCGAGGTCCCCGCATTGGGAATAGGTGACGAGGGCATAACGATAGTTGTGTACGAAGCTTGGCATAGCCGTGTCCTCTGAAGTCCTGGGCAAACTAATATTATAGCCCAGGACACAGGACACACCTGTGTACTTAAATAGAGGCCTCCCTCCCCCAAAAATCCCTCAACCCCCATCATGCCCCGCTCAGCTTACGACACCACCGGATCCCCGAAACCTAAAA